AAGGGTACCTGTATTCCACCATCAATCATCTCCGAGAAGGGTATCACAACCTTTTTAGGGGTCTTCAACTTACCGAGGAGGTAACTAACAGCATTTTGGAGGCGGACTCCGGACACTGCAGACCAGCGGTTAAGCCGGTTAAGCGCCGAGTACACGTCAGTAACAGTCTCTAGGCTCGTGATGTACACCCCGCGGACAAACTGTCCCGCGAAGTAGTCATGGCCGCAAGACTCGCGGAAGAGACCGGTATTAAACGACTTATCATCGTTTACCTTGAAGCCCAACTTGGTAAGTGATCGGACAAGAAAGCCATAAGCCTCCTTGCTGACTATTATGTCATCTCCGAAAACGCCAAACTGGGTCCGAGGACAGCCTGAGTCAAGACCCATTAGCTGATACACGGCTCGTACCGCACTCGCGAAGATGATCGTTTGGAGTGGGAACGTGAAACCGTTACCCATCGTAGAAATCATCCTAAGGCGCATCTTTTCACCGCTTGGGAGCTCGGTGAATTCAGAGCGAAACGACCTGAAGTAACCCAGAAGGTTACTAGGGCAGATCCGCTCAATGAGGCGCCAACTGATGCTATCACTCGCACTCTGAAGGTCAATAGTCCCGAAGGAACCGTCAACACTCCCGACGCGAGCTAATTCCCTGTTAAAGTCAGGTTGCGTCTTAAGGCTCACGCCGTAGGACTTGGCCAAGCACTCACACAGGAAAGCACCGAGGGCCTGCTGGAAAAGCATGTTCACCAGTGGCTCGGTACAGCATGTTCGCGAAATTACTGCTGTCTTTGGGACAAAGAACAAGCGGTTGCTCTCGACAAACCTTTCTCCAAACTTAACGTGGCGTTGGCTTTCGGCCATTGACCACGTGTCGGAGTCAGAGATCGCCGCCCGATAAAGGGAAAGCAGGTAAGGGCTCCCAGCTGAGATGCGTGACGTGAAGAGCTTCGTGTAGAAGCTCTCGTTGTTGCATCCCAACGAGGAACCCGGCCCTGCCGCAATGCTCTCTCGCATGTAAGCGAGGTCGAACGTTACGTCGCCCGGAGTCAGTGCCTTCAGGAAGTTATCCCGAAAGTAATCCCAAAATAGGGAGTCCTGTTCCGATTCCACAGGGTACTCGAACGGATTGTCAGAGATGGCGGCATTGAGCGTTTGGAATTTCTCCAGCGCACTCGCATCCGCTTCCTTCGTCTGGCCATTCGGCGCAAGCTTCTTGTAGAAGCTCCTGTGTAGCATAGCGGCCCTGATATGCTCGATGCTCATGTCCGAAGACAGAGGGGCATCAAGGTCACCTAGACCGGCAGCTGCGAAATCGAGCTGTAAAGCATCAAAGAGTTCCTGATAAGGAAACATCCTGTTTACTCCTTGTCGAAGGGGCTCATCGCCCCATGGGACTATGATCCGTGATCACGGATCCAGAACGCACGCTGTGAAGCGCACGCTACCACCCAACGCTGTGAAGCGCCGGGAGGATGTACACGACCGTGAGGTCGTAGAGTTCAGCCAAGCCCAGGAGGGCTAAACTGATTACCCCAAAGTACCCTGGATTACCGTGTCGCCTAGGCCGCTGCTCTGCTGCCAATAGGCTCCAACTGCGAGGCTGATCGCCGCGCGTACGTTGGACGGATCCGCTGTGTCCGCACCAGCAGGCTCCTCGATCATCAGGGTGACAATCATGGGCTTGATGGCTTGGCCAGCGAGAGGAGTGACGCCTTTCCGAACAACACTTTTGAAGGTGTTGGTCGGGACTTTCGCGAGCACACCGGTCGTCGGGTTGGGCTGCCCCAGCACTTGGTAGTTTTGGGGACGGAACACGGCGACACTGAAGGGGGACGCAATCGTATGGGTTGTTACACCCGTTTGCGTCCCACCCAGGGCCGACACCACCCATTGCTTGCTGTTCGCGTTCGGCGGAGTATCTGCCGTCAGCGTGTACGTGGGCGAGGTGAAGCCGGTCTGGGGAGCCCCGGTAACGGGGGACGTGAGAGAGAAGGTCATATAGGACCCCTTTCATAGAGGAACCTTTCAAGCCGTGAGGCATTAGGGTTCAATTAACGGAAACGGAAATCACGCGCAGAAGCTAGAAGAGCCGCCATGTTCTTCCACTTGTCGGAGTCAATCCCAGGGATCGACACGACAATCGGAGGTAGTGGTAACTCCTCGATGCGGGTGCGTAATACCGTCAGATGTCGGACAGTCCTTGCGGACTGGTTTCGTCCAGTGATACCGTTGCTTGCCACTGTGGGGTATGCTGCCGGCGCGAACTTAACAGGGACATAAGTCTCTTTAACAGAGATGTCTGTTTCCTGTGTCTCGCTTCGACAAGCCCACCTAACAGCGCTAGTATCAGTACAAGCAGCTTCAAGGATCGCTCCTGCATTAACAAAGTAGTCAATGAGAAAGGACCAAGGAAGTAACTCGTACGCTGTAGGGATAAAGTTCTGCCATTGGAAACCATAAGCAGATACCGCATTCCTTAAGCCTGAATCAGGTCCAGCCAGAGTATGCGACAACCCAGCGACGTATCGCACGCGGCATTCCGTTCGTTTCGACCAAGTCTGACGAACGTTCAGCCACGAGTACACGCCGGTATAGGTGTCATTACTGGAGGCATACTCCGTTACAGGTGACTTACCACGGACTCGTTTCCGGTTGCCCGGTTCCGTGAGCAGGTCTATGGCGGTCTCAGCTATCTCCTTGACATCGGAGAGCAGAGGCTTGACGCCAAACTGTAACGCAAGCCAGGATCCTGCCATCGCCTTCACCAACGCGTCTATCTTGCGCTGATAAAAACTCTGGTTACTTTCCCCGCGACGCTTGCGTAGAGTGCTTTGAATATGAGCCCGTTCGGATTTTAAAACGGACAAATATCGCTGCACCCCAGTTCGAATCGCTTCAAAAGGGTTCCTGAGCAAGTGGATAGTCTCTCTTAACTCCCCTAGGAAGAGGAGCCCATTCGTACCATACGATTCTTCTCGAATTTTCTGATACAGCTTGGAAAGAGCCTTGGCCTCAGCAGAAGCTGGAGTCGAGCCTAAGTGCTGCAGGTTTGCAACACCGAAGTCGAAGTAATACCCACCCAGGGCAATAGGGGCGTAGTTTGTAATAACGCCCCCAGTGCTCGTCATGTAAGCGTATTTAAGGCTTACAGACGATGGGGTACACTCACCAACACGATAGCAGTCGAGCTGCATATTTGAAGAGGCATTAAGCCCCTCCTTAAGTGCAACTCGCCAGCCGATTACGCGGTCGCCGATCCTCGTACCGGGCAAAACCTGGTTTGAACGAGTGAATGTCCCGTTGTTCGTAAAGAACGAGGGCCATAATGCCGGTAACTGCTTCGTCGTCATGTTGGACTCCAGTAGAATGTTTCACGCTAAACGGGTCTAAACCGTCCGGTGCTTGCGCACTAGGCTAAATGCCTGGCATGATACATCGAAGGTAGGGCCTAACGGCCCCACACGGTAACATGGATACTCTTTCGAGCACCCAGCCGCCGTGCCCACTTACGTGGCCTTCGGAATAACACTCCTAGTGGTGCTGATCACTAGCGGTCCCCTTACGG